CATTCATGGCAGGATCGATTTGATCAAGCATTCTTTTGTTTTCTTTATAAAAATCGGTTTGGGTTATATTTTCCCATTTCCAGAAAGAGAAATCTGTAATTCCAAACCATGGATTTTGTTGAAATAGTCTCAATACATAATCTTGAGTTTCCGAGTATCTTCCTTCCTTTCTACCCGATCTGTCATCTGCTACTGTAACCAGTATAGTTTTCATTTTGATATAAATTAGCATAGCTAATAGTATTATCAATCGTATTCCCAATATATTAAGTATTGATGATGAAAATTCCTGTGATAATAAACAATTGTAATCTTTTGGAGTGGCCGCGCCAAATGGTCGAGGATGCCAAGACATTCGACAATGTGGGGGATATTATTATCGTTGACAATAATTCCACGTATGAACCTTTATTGGAATGGTATAAGACAAGTCCTTGTGAGGTTGTAATGTGCAATAAAAACCATGGTCAGAGTGGTGCATGGTTTGAGAATATTCCTCAGAATAGGGGATATGAGTATTATGTGGTGAGTGATACTGATTTGGGTATTTCTGATGTTCCCAAGGATTGTCTGAATGTTCTCAGGGATAAGATGGAAAAGTATCCCCAATATGATCGTATTGGTCTTTCTCTTATTTCCATTGTCGAAAGAACTCCTGACACACCGCTTTATAATTGGATAGGTCATGCATTACCCCATTATTGGGATATGAATTCTTTAGAGGATGGTTTGCTTAAGAGGCATATTATTGACACGACTTTTGGGATGTATTATAAGGACAGGAACAAATCTGGAACCAGTTGTGCCACTTACAAACCTTATACGGCAAGGCATTTACCTTGGGAGATTCTTACTGAGGATATTGACAATTTGAAGGAAAGAAATTATGAATTTTATTATTATTTGAAGAATGCGGCTTTTTGTTGTTCTTTCAAAAGGTATATAGAATTTGACAGAAGACATCCTTCTTCATGAAATTTTTTTGTATTCTTTGAACCATTTTATCCATTTTTTGATACCTTTTTTGAAATTTGTCTTTGGTTCAAATTGAATATCTTTTTTTAATTTTTTTACATTGGCATATGTGGAAACAACGTCTGTGGAATTTATTGGTAAAAAAATTTTTTTAGCCTTGATTTTTAATTCTTTTTCAATTTCTTTGATAAAATCCATTAAGTTTACGGGATTGCTGTTTCCTATATTATAGACATTGAAAAGTTTCTTTTTTGGTTTTTTGTATATTTTTATTATTGCTTCCACGATATCGTCAATGTAGGTGAAGTCTCTTTTTATTTTTCCATTGTTGTATATTTTTATAGGGATTCCTTTGAGGATATTTTCTGTGAATATCCATAAAGACATATCGGGTCTTCCCCATTCACCATATACTGTAAAAAATCTTAAACCTGTTGTCTTTAATTGGTATATATGGCTATATGCATGGCTCATGAGTTCATTGCATTTCTTGGTTGTGGCATAGAGACTTATGGGGGAATCGGTTTTTTGTTTTTCGGAAAATGGCAATTCTTTGTTTTTTCCATAGACGCTGGAACTTGAAGCATATATCAAATGGTTCGTTTTTACGTTTTTGCAGCTTTCCAGAATATTTAAAAACCCTTTTATATTGGATTCGACATAGATGTGGGGATTTTCCAAAGAGTATTTTACACCAGCTTGTGCTGCCAGATGGATTACTGTCTTTGGTTTTTCTTTTTGGAATATGTCTTCTATTGTCTTTGCATCGGATATATCGGCTTTGCTGAATTTGAAATTTTTATATTTTTTTAAAATATTCAATCGGGAATTTTTGATTTTGACATCATAATAATCATTGATATTGTCGATTCCAATGACTTGTTCTTTTTCTTCAAGCAGTCTTCGAGTTACATGAAATCCTATGAATCCCGCACATCCTGTGACAATTATCATATTATTAATATACCTGAAAATCAAATAATTACAAGATTTTACAATTTACAGAATAAATAAATAATATGATGCGTACCAAAGATCAATTAGTTTTAGAATCACTGTATACAAATATTGCCATAAAAGAAGCATTTGACCCTTCTTTGGGTAGTGTCAAAACAATTGATGCCAATCAACTTGTTGATTATATTAACAGAGTAATTGAAAAATCCAAAATACCTTCTGGTAAAAAGAAATTTAAAGATAAAGATTATTTTCAAATGCCGCATATCCATGCATCAATTGCAAAAAAAGTTTTGGTATCTACTCCAGATGGTGAAACTGTTGATTTGGATGAGTTTCGCAAAATCTTAATGGAAAGACCGAATGAGCTTCTTCGCAAAAATGAAAAAATGCAAAAGAGCGAAACAAGCGGTACTGTGTTTTTTAATACAACACTACCCGCTTTGAAAGGTCTTGTTGTAGATGAAGATACGGGTGAATTCAAAATCGTGGATACCTGTCCGTCCGCAGGAGCTTGTCAATTGGTTTGTTATGCCAAACATGGATCATATATCATGTATCCCCATACATCGATGTTCCAACACAAGACATTAAATTATTTGTTTAATGATGCACAAGGATTCCAAGACCAGATGGAAGCAGAAATAAAATTAGCTACCACAAGAAATAGAGGAAAAAAAGTTCAAATTAGATGGAATGATTCTGGGGATTTATTGTCACCAAAATTTTTTGGTATCGTTATGAGTATCGCAAATAATACTCCGTTTGCAGATCATTACATTTATACTAAAGAAGTTCAGCAAGCCAAACAATTCCCAAACCCTCCACAAAATGTAATTTTTAATTTTTCCTATGGTGCAAGAAAAGAACAAGAGCAAGCTATTGATCCCGTAAAGGATAAAGTTTCTTTTATTGTCAATATCAAAGATGAACAAAAAGAACCTGTTCTTTATGCAATTACAAAATTCAAATACATTCAAATTAAAGATAAAAAATGGGTTTATAACAATGAAGATGCTACGAAACAAATCATAGCCCAAAAGTATAAAATTGATCCAAAAACAATTTTAACAATTGATGAATTAAAAAATACACCACAAGGACAAGAGGGACAATATAATGTCATTGTATTACCGGGAGAATCTGATCTTTCCGCATCCCGAAGAGATGTAAGAGGGACATACTTGATAATACATTAAAAATATTATGGATTTAAAGAAAGTAATATTGGATGTCATTGAGGAGCAAATGAACAGACCGCAGATTGGGATTAATATCAATGATAAGGAACAGGACTTTACGGGTCAAATATTGAGAGGGGAGAAGGTTATTGAGACACGTTCTCGTAATGTCTTTAAAAAGTTGGTGGGTCGTAGAGTAGGTCTTATTCGTACAGGGAAGGGACAAGCAAAACTTGTGGGTTATGCCACTGTAGGTAAACCTATTGAATATAAGTCAGAAGAAGATTTTCGTAAAGACTATGATAAGCATAGAGTGGAGCCTAAAACCAAGTATGATATCCAATTACCCAAGGGTAAGGTTGGTTATCCCTTGAGTGAAGTTCGTTTACTGAAGGCTCCCAAATCAGTCAAGACGATCAAAATTGTCGGAGATGGTGGTGGGTATAGTTGGCGTTGGTTTATTTAGATTTTTTCTTGGTCTTTTTGTCAGGGAATAGTTTCAGAGCCTGAAATATAATTTCTTCCTTTTGAGCATTGATATCAATCAATTTTTCAACATCTTCTTTTTTGATTTGATCCCATTCTTTGCATGTCTCTATTAATTTAATTTGTTTTTTAGTAAGTTCCCTTAGTTCTTCATTGAGGTTGATGAACTTATGAAGTTTTTTCTTGATGCTTGGTTTTTCTTTGATGAAATTTTTGTAATTGTCCAGCACCGTATTGAGAATAAATTCTCCATCATAATCGGCAATATGCTCCATCGAATGAATCATTTCTTCGAACTCGTCTTCAAATTTTTCATCCTCTTCCATTTGATATACTTACCAGAGTAAATATAGAGATGAAGTTCGATAAAAAAGTGCAGGGGGTTTTGTTGGAGATGCCGCATATTGCTTTCAATACACCCAAACAATTAATATCCTTTGATTTCAAAATTGAAAAACAAAGCGATTATAATTCTTTATTAAATAATGTTCGTAACTTCCTTGCTTCTAAAAAATTAGAAGAAGATGATACACAAGAATTTTACAAGGAAATACGTTTGAATAGAAATATTTTCAACAATTTTTTGAAAAGAAGATATCCCTCTGTCTATGGAAATCAAATAAATGGGGATGATATTGTGGAAAAATTTATCCAAGATATAAATTATTAATATGAATCGTTACGTAACATTATTGTAATGTTAATAAATTATTCATAATTTTAAGAAGAAATACCAGTAGAACCAAAACCACCAGAACCTCTTTCAGATTCGGAAAGATCTGAAACAATTTCAAATGGAAAATTGTAATATTTTTCTATAATGATTTGAGCAATACGATCACCCTCAGAAATAAAAAAAGGAATGTCTTTATCACTATTATATAAGACAACGCATATTTCTCCACGATAAGAACTGTCAACAACACCAGCAAAAACATCAATTCCGTTTTTTACAGCCAAACCAGAACGTGGAGCTATTCTGCCATAATAACCTTCAGGTATTTCGAGGCTTATACCCGTTTTAATTAACTTTCTTGTTTTTGGAAGCAAAGCAATATTTTCAATTGAACATAGATCCAAACCAGCATCGTTCATTTTTGCTCTTACTGGTTTTTTGGCTTTTGGATCTAATAATTTTACTTTTACGTGAGGTGTTAATTGTAAAGAATTTGTGAGATGTTCTGAGTTCATATTGTTATATTATAAAACATATTCAATATAAATCAAGAATTAAAGTAATAAAGATGGTTTATACATTTTATTAAATTCTAATTCAAATCTTGGTTCTCTATAAACAAAATTTGCTCCTTGATATCCTTTTTCTCTAATCACGGCTTTTTTTAAAAATTCATCCTTTGGAATAATACCCGCAATCCAAACAACAGAAAAATCATATTTCACTCTGGCAAAAATATACCATTCAGAAAAATATTTTCCATCAGTATAAACATTTGCAACAAAATTTGGTTTGGGGCGACATTTACATCCAAGAGACTTTACATTAAAAGTTATACCTGCTTTTGATATGAAATCATGCCTGTCATCATCTTCTGTATAATATTTTAATTTATCAAATTTATGGTTAACAGCAGCTTCCGCTAAATATCCGGTCATTTTTTGATTTTTTTCTTTTCTATATGTACCTACTCCATTTTTATGTTTATATTTTTTATCAAAATATTCTATTCTAGCTTCTGCTTCTTTTATCATTTCTTGTGTAACAAACACATCAATGATATCATTTTCATTTTCAACTTTGATTGACATTTTTTAAACATACTACATTTTAAAAATATTGTCAATTTTATTGACATACTATTTTTTTTTGATATTATGAAGACTATGAATAAAAAAATAAAAATTTCTGAAAGTGAGCCTTTACGACAAATGTGGTTTGTTTTGGGTCTCTTCTCAACTGGTTTGGGGATAGCAGGTTACATACTTCCTGTCATGCCGGGAACCACGTTTATATTAATAGCGGCTTATTGTTTTGCCAGAAGCAGTGAAAAATATTACAATAAACTTTTAAGTAGTAAATGGTTTGGACAAACCATAAAAGATTTTTATGCTGGAAAAGGAATGAGTTTGAAAGCGAAATGGACAGCATACACTATGATAGTTATCAGTATATCCATCAGTTTTTATTTTGCTACTAACGAATATGTGAAAATATTTTTAATCGTTTGTGGTATTGTTGGTCTTAGCGCAGTGTTTTTTCAAAAAACTAAAATTAAATGAAACCTAATGTCAAAAAACTAGTTGCAGATATTGCAGAAAAGTGTCTTAAAAATAACTGCGCTTTTCAGTTATTTCCAAAGAAATACGTCAACAGTGGTGGTATTAAATGTAGTGGATTTTATGATGAAGATAGTTTAATAGTCGCTGCTGGTAAAAAAGAATGGTTAGATGTTCTTGTTCATGAATCTTGTCATTTAGATCAACATATCGAAAAAGTTTCATGTTGGGAAAACGGTGAAGTTGGTATTAATTTGATAGATTCTTGGCTTTTAAAAAAGAAAAATATATCAAGACAAAGAT